AAGTAACTATATAACTATAAAAACAACTCTAAACCGTTGATATGGCTGAATTTCGGAGAGTTACAAAAGAGAGTTACTTTTTTAACTCAAAGTTACTAAACTAGCTTAAATGACGTATTTTCGCCCTCTAAAGTAACTGTTTTTTCTTCAAAAGTAACTCCTTGTGGCGCTCGCTCTTGTAAAGTAATACCAGTGAAAAAGTTTTTATTTCCTGCACCACGTTCTTTTTTAAAGCCTTTCGTTTCCAACATTCGGTAAAAACTACGATTACTCACTGTGCGTTCACCTGATTTATATCCAAAACTGTCATAGACGTTATATAATTCTTTGGCTTCGATTTTGATATTTTCGTTTTCTTTGTCTACATAACAACATTCAGCTAAAAACGGTCCAAGAATGTCCATATCCTCTTTGTAATTACCTGTAGCCTTCGAAACTACTTTCGGCTCAATTAATCCGTCCTTCTGCCACTTTAAGCACCCTTCAATTGCCCAGTTGAGTATTCCACTCATTTCGAGTGATAACTTCTCAGGAAGCTTTTTATCTCGCTTATGTGCTGGCAAGTTTAAATCAAACGGAATTAATTTAACCCGGCGCCATATACCTTCATCCAAGCCACCAATGATTGGCTTATGGTTAGTCGTGAAAAACACCTTAAATTCGGGAATATATTCAAAATACTCTTGTCGTAAGAAGCGAGCTAGTACAGGCTCGCCACCCGTAATCTGTTTAACAAATGATTCCGATAGCTTTTCGCCTTCTTCACTTTCGATTGCCGATACAAAGCGAGAACCTACTAACCTAGCAATATCGTTGTTTGCGCCTGTTTCTTTCTTTTTGATGAAAGTATCTGATTTAGCCTGTTTACCATATTCACCTACAAGGTCTTTAATCGTATTGATAAAAGTTGATTTACCGTTACTACCACCGCCAACTAAGAACATCATAATTTGCTCTGAAATATCGCCTGTAAGGCTATAGCCGATTAATCGCTGCATGTATTCTGCAAGCTCTTTATCTCCCATAAATATTTGGTCCAAAAATGCTAACCAGTTCGGACATTTAGCATTTTCTTCATAAGAGATATTTGTTATTTTGGTTAGTTTCAGTTCCCTGTCATGCGGTTGTAACTTTCCTGTTTTTAGATCCACAACTCCGTTTGTTACATTAAGCAAATATTTATGTTGGTCAAAGTCACTACGATCTCCCGGAACTAATATCTTTAAATCTTTAATAGCACTTTCACGCACATTATGCTTTTCACAGTGTCTAGCCCATTTTTGCTCAATTTCATCTTCTGATTTACCAAGTTTACGAACGACTTTTACAACAATGCGATGTAACTTTCCTTTTTCGTCATACTCCCAATACTTGCCGTTCCAGATGTACCAGCCAACCGATGGAATATAACGAATTACATGACCATATTCATATGCAATTCGTTCTGCATTTCCTAAATCGGTTAACTTAAATTTACGTGCTGGCTTATCTACTTCCTCTGCCACTACATCATCATTGTGGAAGCTGAATGAAAACTCGCTATCGTTTTGATGGTCCAATACAGTTGTAGTAGTGGATGAAATAGCTTCAGCAATTGTGCGTTCGCCATATGTTTCATTAGTGTCTCGGAAATGAATTACATCCCATTTATCGCGCATAAGGCCTGTTTCGCGGAACATTGCATCCATACGTGTTGCTGATTTACCTGTCCAGAATGCAAGGTGGTTAGACAGTGCTAGGTCACTAGCCGAATGATCATCCTTGATTAAATTGCCGTTGCGTAGGCTACGTATTTCGTCACCATTTTTCGACCGAAACATTTTTTCCCATAGCGCATCGTTTGATAGTTTAATTTCATCTTTTTCAAACTCTGCCAAATTAATACGGCCTTGAATATCCGAATCATCAAAGTACTGTTCAAAGATTTCTGTAAGTTCGTCTGTACGTTCATAGATTTCATTTGAATTTTCACGATTGCCAGTAAAGGTGAAGAACCGAGAATGTGAGTAGATTTCTAATCCATGTTTCGTACTCTTTCTACCAGTTCCTAATATATTTTGTGGAAGGCCACCCTTGATAATTACATGAAGGCCATTACCTGATGGTGAAAATTCTGTGTAACTATCAAAAGTGTCGATAATCTCAGTAGCAAATTGGTTGGGCTTACCTTCCGCAACACACTTATCCAAGTCGATTCCAATATAATTATCTTGTCTACTAAAAACGAAACCGATACCGTCGTAGTCACCATCTAAATAAAATTTAACCGCAGTAGCGAATGTTGACCACGTTCGTCGGTTATTGGCTTGAGCCATTTCACCATTTGCTTGATACGGAACTTTTGTTGGTTTACCATCACGTTCTTCCTTGCGCCATAAAATCCATTGAGGTAAGGCTTTGAGTTCGGAGGGTATTTCGTTAAAGTTGTATGAATTACCTTTCATAATTTCCTCCTATTTACAATACTGAATGCAAATGTTATATTTTAACTACTCACTCTTCGGACGGTGGTTTCCACTATCTGAAGGAGGTGATTGCCATGAAAGCAAAGCTTACCCTAGAGGTTGAGTTAACTCCAATGGCGGTGCGAATTCTTTGGATTTGCATCAAACTAGCGCTCGGTCTCTGACCTAGTGCTTTTTTTCTTACTTACTCACTACTTTGTTTTTGTTTAGCAGCAGTTATACGACCATGATTATTTTGATGAGCTAATAAGTATTTCACGCCATTAACTTCAATCGATGTAGGAACACCACTTTTAACCTTCAATACTTTTACAGGTGCATGAAATGTACTACCTTTCTTCATAAAATCACTCCTAAACTATTAATTTTGGGTATAAAAAAGAGAAGTCCGCAAAAACAGACCTCTCTATTAAGTTTTATTTAGAACGGAAGTTCATCTTCCCCAACTGTAATTGGTGCATTTGGTGATTGAGGTGGATTTACATCAGACGCATCATAATACTTCGCTTTGGCAGCAGTACGTTTTTGTTTAACACCATCAACAACCTTGTCGTATTCTTCATGTTTGACAGTGATTTTCAAATTTTTATTGATTAATTGTTTCGCCATGTCTTCAGCTGAGTTGAAAGGATGTCCGTTATGGAATCCACATGCTTTGATCAAGCTATTTACAATTTTGACTGATACCTCATGTTCAAATGTAAATGTGTTATATAAGATTTTCGCTCCTTGGTGATTCTGCGGAACGTCACTACGAATCTCAAAGTCTACCGAAAGTTTCGGTTTTCCTGCTTGTGTGGTACCAGGTTCGGCATTCACGATAACGGCTTCGTATTTCCCTTCTGCTACTAATTCAAATGCTGTACTCGCGTTAGATTCATCAAATTTAAAAAATGACATATACTATTTCTCTCCCTTTTCTTCTTCAATTGTGGAAGGCAGAACAAAAATTTCTTCTTGCTTGCATCCCTTACGATCATCTAATTGGTTTTTTGCATAAATACTGTTTGTTCCTTCTAACACAAACCCTCGATTACCATCTGCTTTAATCATTAATCGACCAACAACATCACATAGTCCTAGTACATTATTGATGATTTTTGCGTTGATTTGAGGATAGCTGCGGTTGTATCCTTGACCGTCAGATGAAGTATATAAATCCGTTGTTTCCCAAGCTGTAAAAACAATACGATCCGCTAGGTTTTTCATCCATCTGAATGAATTAACAACTCGGAATTGCATTTTTTGATAATCACCTTGAGCTGGCACACCTTGATTTTTTCCGATGTATCCAAGATTCGATAACAAACAGCGTTCTAATTCAGATACATTATCAATGGCGATATTGTCGTACTGACCTTTGATAGTTTCTAAATGAAGCAATAATGCTTGCCAAAAATCCCAAGTGTTTTGATTATCAACATAAATAATGTCGATATTCGGATTACCTTTTAGTACATGACTTGTACGGTCTACATCAAGTACCAATGTTTTACCTGGTAAAAAATTTAGCGTGTGTGATTTGCCTAGTCCCGGTGGACAATATGTTAAATATGTCTTGCCAGGCTTATCTGAAATATCGCTTGCATTGTGAGCACTAAAGTCGAATTCCTGTGTCATGCCTTCCACATTCCTTTTCTATTAAAATAGCCCATTTTCATCAGGGAACTCTTTTACTTCTACATTCGCGAATGGATCGTCGAACTCTGGTAATTCTTCATCAGTATTTTCCACTTTCACACTGCCATCTGAATCGACTGTATATGGTACACCTTCATGTACTTCATCCATGTTCATTTGACCATCTGGAGCATCTTCTTTCGGTTTACCTTCCATAGCATCTTTTGGTGTATCATATTGATACGTTAAATCAACCAAGAAATACTGACCGTTTTTATTATGCTTTTCACTGATTTTATTCATAATCAACGCACCGTTTTCTTTGGCAGCTAATACGATTTCTTCTGCTCCTTCACGCGTGAATGCGATATGTTGTTCTTTTTGATTGAGTAATTTTTTAGTCATTTATTAATCCTCCGTCTCTTCATAAATATTTACTTCAATATCAAGCTCTGGATTTTCAACTTCGAGCTTATCTGCAATGATTTCTTCAACTTGTGATACTGGACGTAATTTATCATCATAATAAATCTCATCTTCTTTCCACTCGATATCACAAGCGACTAACGATGTAGTCGCAAGTAAACCAACGATTAACAAAATGCGTTTTTTCATAGTGACCTCCTATCGAATTGATAGTGAAGGATTTTCAACAAACGAAATACCTTCAACTTTGTTATTCTCGAGATATTCTTTCAGTGCTTTGTTATCCACTTTTTCAACTACTTCACGGCTAATGAATTGCGTTGGAATAATAGCCTTGCCGTCCACAATCATCTTCCTGCGTTTACTAATTGAAATTGTGAACTTATCACCTTTTATTGAATCTTTACCAGCTAATATCATGGCTTTTTGAATTTCTCCACGCATACGTTCTGAACCGCTTTCGAACATTTTTTTGCGTGCTTGCAGTCGTTTGATTTCTGCATCAACTGCCTCAGCGCTAGCAGCCATATTTTTCGAAATGACTGCATAACCTTCAACTTTATCTTCAAGTTCTAAATCGAGTGTTTCAAGAATGCCTTCTAAGCCTTCTGAACCATCCTCGATTAAACGTTGGATTTCTAGTAAACTACCTGTTAATTCATAGATATTTGCCAATTAAATCACCTCAACCAAATCAATTCGACCTTTCACGAAAACTAATTCATAAGGAATTAACTTACCTTCTTTGTATTCGTTAATTCGCACAACTTCGAAATCTTCATGCTCCGTTGATTTGTCAGCTACAAACTCGATAATTTGACTTGGACTATTAAACTTTGAAACTTTATTTTCTGTTTGCTCTGTTGAGTATTTGAATTCAACGATTAGGAACATTATTCAACACCTCCATAAATAGCTTTAGTGTCGTTGATGATTCTATCGTTTGTTTTACTTGGTTCGAAATTTGTTGAACCCCATTTACCACAATGACATTCGTTACCTTCAACAGCGCCAACTACACCTATACCGATGTCGTTACCATCATAGTCATAAAATTGTATTTGCATACCAGCAACAGCGTTAGTAGGCTGCACCGCCTGTTCAAACTCACTCACATCAAGACCAAGCGCTCGTCCTAATGCGATGGCTTTTCCAATGTGTTCGTTGAATACTTCTTGTGGATGACATTTGGTGATTCCTTTGCGATGTACTTTGCTATTTTTATTTAATTTGATTAAAGCTACTACCGAACGTTTTTCTTCATTAACAATAAATTCGACTTTATGAGTAATAGAAAATGCTCCATTTTCGCTTACTAACCACACAGAAGGAGCAAATCCTTGAGTATTTTTATAGTTACGTTTCAAGCCTTCTTTAACAAACTTCTTAGCCTTCTCAATAATCACAGCACGTTGTTGATTTGGTGTTAATGGTTCAATTGTTTCATCTACCATTGTAATATTAGGATTCAATCCTTCTTTGATTAGTTCGTATGTGTCATAGCTCTTTTTACCGCCCCAGCCATTGCAAGTGTATTTAAATGAACCAGACTCATTTTTGTAACGGATAATATCATTTACTAAAACAACTTTATACGGTTTGTTTGGTAAGGTATGAGTAAATGCACGGTTGTATATAACGACATCACCATCACGCGCCTCACGATCAACCTTGCGATATTGTTGACCTTCAAATTCGATGATGTCCTCCACAGTATTAGTTGTGGAAGGCTCCTGCGGTGCATTATTTATAACAGTCGTTAACTGTGGACGTTCACGTAATTCATGAATAATTAGCTTTAAATCCGATACTTCTTTTTCTAATTCATCTACACGTTGCTCGATAAACTTTGTCATTTGACATCCTCCTGTGGTACAATACCAGTGTCATTTTTTAATTTTTCGTGCTCGCTCTCAACTGCCATTGATTGCGAGTTTTTTTGCGCCTCAATTTGGGCATTCTGTACATCCTCGATGTCTCTCCAGTAATCTGATTCTCTATCGTAAACATCAGCGTGTGTGTGGCCTATACGCATGGAATCACCTACTTTAATTCAATCTCTGTGACAAGCTTTTTAGCTTCGTTTAGACTTAGAACCAATTTGCCACCTAGTAGAACCAGATTGTCATCTGATACTTCACCAGTAACAGCGCATGCCATATTAGGCTTGTACTTCTTCAAAATGATTTGATCACCATCGATAAAGATTTCTACTGGATCCTTAACATCCAAACTTAATGAACGTCTAAGCTCGATTGGTAATGTAATACGTCCTAATTCATCTACCTTGCGAACAATACCTGTTGATTTCATAATTAATCCTCACTCCCTCTGTATAATGAAATAACATCATCGTACTTTTCATCAGCAAATACTGTTTCGCCATTAACTAGAGTAATCACTGTATTTGATTTGCCATTGTTACGTAATTCACCGATACACATGATAGCTTCACGTTTAATCGAACGCCTAAAACCATTTGTAGTAACAATTTCGAACATACATATTCACCTCCCATCACTTTTCAGCTGCACGTTTACGCGCCAATGTTTTTAGTAAAGTTGTATACAAGGCATCTTCTAGTGGTTGTCCATCAATACTGTGGATGCCAAGCTTATTTAGCTTTGTAATGACCGATTTACGCTTCAACTGATTCACTAGTGACATCTGCGTAATATCCCTCCGTGAATGCTTTGACTTCTTCTATTGCGTCAATCAATCCTAATACACGTTGTTGTTTAAGCTTGTACTCATGTTGCTTTCTTGATAGTTGACTATCAAACGGTAAGTCTGGCTTACTCTCCATAGCTTCAAGTGCTATATTTGTTAGTTCAATATTTTCATGCTCAAGCATTTTATCAAGATGCTCAATAAGCCTGTTGTTGCCTTCCACAGTTCTTGCTTCAAGCTCAGGAAACTCGAGTAATTCACCCAAGTTTTCAACTGCAATATGAGGGCGTGTATCATATTCACTTTGAGACTTTTCAACAAAAAGTGATTCACGACCTGTTTCATCTGCTGCATAAACTGTGGAAGGCTTCCCATTCGCACGATAATGAATTGAAACTACTGATAACTTTGTTCCTTTAACGTTGATTACTGGTTGCATATTTATTCCTCCTTATATTTCCTTTCTGTTAAACTATTGGTAGAAAGGTAGGTGATAGTTTTGCTAACTTATAAAGAATGGTTATTAAAATTCATTGATGTTGATTTACCTATTGGTGATATAGCGCAAGATGTTGCTCTTGATAAAGATTTCCCAAATACGAAAGACTACGATAGTATTTTTGAGTATTTAACTACAACTGGTTCAGCAGATAGTTTTATGAGAGTTTTTGAGTACTCATATAAGATGTATTACGAAAGCACTCAAAAGTAACATTAATATTCTTGGTACTTCTTTCTACCAGTAACTACATTTGCAATACCATCTTGGTATGGTATATTTTTTTCTTTTAATCTACAAGATGCCTCGTTCACGACTGCCTTTAACAGTTCTGAGCGTCGTATCTCGCCTACTTCGCATTCACCCATACCATTTGCTACTGCATATTCAACAGCTTGTTCAAATGCTTGTTTTAAATTTGCAAATACATCTTTGTCTTCCACACTCTTCACTCTCCTTTCACGGATTGATAGATTTACTTTTGACGCGTTGCAGCAACTTTATTAATCGCATTGCTGATTAAAGCTAAACGTTTCTCAACCGGTAATGCTAACCACTCTGCTACTTTGATTTTCATTTGATTTCACCATCTTTCTATCCGAAGATTGAATAAAAATTGTCATCAAGAAATTTCGCCATTTTCACTGCATGAAATGTCCATTTTTCACCAGTCACTTCTGGGTAATAAACGAAGCCGCCTTTTTTCACATCTAAGATTTTTCTAAACTTAGAAGGATAAAGAATATTGGCTTTTATCCATTCGTGTTTCTTATTAATGCGTTGTTCGAGATCTTTCATAGTCCAGTAAATACCGCTAAGCTTTTCTTGCTGCAGTTCTTCAAACTCAACTTTATTGATAAGCACGTAGTTTTCTGGAACTTGAACAGTCAAATTCACTTGTATATGTTGCATTTATTCACCTCAGTGCATTTCCATTAACGTTGCTACCGTCATATAAGCTATAAGTTCTAATATGATAGTTCATTAGCTACTATCTCAGTGTGTTAGATAATGTTTTGATCAAGGTTTTCTCCTTTGTCAGTTTTCCATTCTAGATGTCTTTGTGCTTTCAAACCTATTAGGAAACCACGAGCCATTGGAATTTCTTCTTTATCAAGCTCTAACAATTCCTCTAATACCAATCTGAACGAATCTTCCCGATTAGGTTGTTGTTTTTCCATGTTAATCACCTCGCTTTTGTATTTCTGAATACAATTTATCATGAATAAAAGTATTTGTAAATACATAAATACAAAATTTAATTT